AAGGTCACTTTGGCACGGCGGGAGCACTGCGCATCTGATAGACCGTCAGCACGATCTCGCTGTATACATACCGTCAAATCAGGGTTGGTGTGCAGTAGCGCCTCAGTTGCCCGATTGAGCGCGAGTTCAGCCTTTGCGCCATAGACCACGTAACACACCCCTCTACTAACCACGCCCTGTCCAACTCGCAGGCAAATCACACACCAGCGGCTTGACCGTGTACATGGCCCGCATCCAGGCGAGACGCTCATCATTTTCCGGCGCGCAGCCTTCTCGCCACAATTCCAAGAGTCGGCGGGTATCACCACAACGCCGTACAAAGATCAGCCGGGTATCGCGCAGCGGCACGCGCAAATCTCGAATAACCGCTTTGGTCGCTTCCCGATCTAACTCTGTGCCTACGTTCGCCGCCAATGTCTCATAGTCCCACAGCGGAATGGCGACCTGCCATTTTTTGAGTAGATTGAAGCCCGTAATCAATAAGTCTAAACGCAGCATGAAAGTCGCTTGATAAATTAATGTTTCGGTAAACGGCAACCAGCCAATCAAGCCGCTATCCCCTACAAATGCCCATTGCAAGTTAGTCGCCTTCGTGATCTGTTCGCGCATTTCGTGACTAATCGAACCGCGAACCAAAATCCCCGCCGTTGGTTCTAGCGGCTTACCATCAATAGACGTAGTATCCAGCATGGTTGCGATCCCCGCCGCGATCCACTGCTGCGCCCATTGGCGACCCACGTCTACCCAGTCGCCTTTTTTGTACTGGTGCATTACGCCTTTGGAGACGATATTCTGATTACAGTTCAGCCGGACAAACATAAAACATCCTCGAAGGGGCAGAGTCACCCCTGCCCCACATACTCGGTCAGAAACTAATCGACAACGCTATCCAGGTTAGTCGTGTCAGCGGGCTTGTAAACTGGTTCACCCCAGACTTCGACCACGTAGTCATTACCATCGCCGCCGGTGTTGGCGGGCGTGATCTCAACATTTAGCCAGTCGAACCCGCCGGTCACGTCGAATTCATCTGGACGGATTTCAATCACCGTCGGCTTGGTATCGGCGGTCGCGATGGTGGTATCTTTGCCGTTGGCATTAAGCGCTTTCGCATCGCCAGCGGCAAAGGTAGTCGCTTGCTCTAGGTCAATATCCAGTGCATCGTTAATATCCATCGGGTGAATGATCACGACAATGCGGATATAGTCAGCGACGTGGAGAAAGCCGGTATTGGCTTCAGAGGCGGCGGGAACAGCCAGGCCGTAAACGGTGTCCAGGAGTTCCCACACTTCAGAGAAACGCTCTGTATAGGTCATGTCATATCCCCTTTACGTGCTCTTAGCGCCAAGAATGACGAAGGGCGAAACCGTGCTGGTTCCGTCTTGGAGTGTCAGCGGCGCGTTCAACCAGGGGCGGCCATCAATACGATGTACCACGCGCCAGGAGGTCTGGTCATAGCGGAAGAATTCATCGCCACTCGTGGTAATGGTGGTCGCTTGACGATCACCGAGTAGATACTGGCTAAAGTCATACAGCCCAATATCACCTGCATTGCCGCGCGACGGTACTTTTTCGGTCCAGTAGATCGGACGACCGAACAGCGTGCCGGGCATTCCTTCACGCGCGCTTGGTTGCCACACCAACGCGGGATTTCCGGTTGGGTAGGTCATGTTCATCAGGACGTGCTTGAGAGAAATCGACGCAACCCACACGGCGCTGTCTTCACCCATGTGATTCTCTTGCATCTGCGTCAAGTCCTCATAGGTCACGGACTGCTGCACCTGCCGGGCCACGCTAATCGTTGCGCCCGCATTGATCACGCCTAACGGTTGCCCAACGCCTGTGCCGTTCAGGAAGGCATAGTCTTCCATCCAGGCCACGCCGCCCGCGAACCCAAAGGGGCCGCTCAGGAAGTCGTTGAGGCTAATCGACGCATCAGCCACTAGTTCATCCGAGGCACGGGTATAGCCAATCAGCTTTTTGGCAACCAGCGACATTTGCCGCCAGCTTGCCGTCGTGATGGTTTTCTCGGCGGCTTCGTCGGCCCAGTAAAACAGCATCCCGCCGAACCAGTGGCCCACACCCGCCGCCGTGCCTGTTTGATCCAGCACAGTAAAATCCATCTGGCGGCGCGCCATACGAATGATGTTCGCGCGCTGGCGCACAATGGACTTTTCGGCAGCAATCGCCATAATGCCGTTATACTGCTCAACCGGCACCAGGAAGCCACCCGACGCGCCCACGTTTTCAACCATCTGCTTCTGTTCGTTGATGATCGGCAGGGAATTGTCGCCCAGTTCCGACCATAGCTTCAAGCGAGGATCGACGTGGCCCTTGGAATACCATTTCGCCACGCTTTCCATCCAGTCATCCATATCATCAAACCGCGTTTTGACTTCCGGCGCGGGTTGCTGTGGATGTTCCATCTCCACCGCATTACCAAGCCCTTGCGCGCGCTTCAGAAGATCGGCTTCACGCACGGACTTCGCTTTGAGGTCTTCGGCTTCTTTGAGGATCAATTCCGCGTTATCAAAATCACCCTCGGCCAGTTTTGCATTGGCCTTAGTTTGCAGCGCGTGAATTTCCTCTGCATATCGACCTTTCATTTAGTCCTCCACAAGTAAACGAGACAATCGAGCTTCGAGTTCAGTCCGTCTCTCGGAGGGTGCTTCATCCCCGCGCGGCCCGGCCTCAGTGACCTTCTCTGAGGTGGGTGCTGTTTCCGGTTCATCGTGCGGCCCATCGTTGATTAACTGTTCTGGTACAGACGGAATCTCAATAGGCATTTCGTCTGCTGATTTTTCGGGTTGCTCCTCAGTGGGCGTTGCTGCCTCTAAGACTTCCGTGAGCAAATCGGCGGCCTGTTGTATGCGGCTAAAGTTGCGCTCAGAGAGCACACGCCCGGCTTTGGTATCGTCTGCGCCGTTGGCGGCAAACATCATCATGCCGCCGTCAAGCGGACGTAAGGCTAAGCCCATTGGCATATCGGTTTTGATCCGTTCGATCCGCTCATTACAAAGCTGCATGAGTAGGTCGTGCTCAATTTCGTCTATTAGTCCGAACCACTTCATGCCACCTAAAATGCTTTGGCAATGAAGCATGATGTCAGTGGTGAGCCACTCGGCCAGCAAGGGCGTTGACTGCTCTTCTGTTTCAACTGTATCCACTTCTTTGATAACGCCGTCTATTCCCTTGATGCTTACAGAAGCCGTAGCAGGATTCATGCCCCAGATGACAGGGCTGTATTCCCACAAACGAACCTGCCGAATATTCCGCACAACCTTTGTTTTGCCGCTGTCGTCAGTAACTTTCTCATTGTCCGATTGGACAATATCAAAACCGATAGAATATTCATCCACCAAGCCGCCTTTAATTCGCTTGAATACGGCGCTGCTTGTGGGATCATCCAGCATATACCGCGTGATCGTTTCCAATCCGCCCGTTGCCTGGGGATACTTGGCAAGAATGCTGGCGGGTAATTCTTCACGAGTGACTTCCCGAATGCCCTGCTGCTTGCCAATCACGTTGAGAATATCTCGTGCATTATGAGAGTTTAGAACGCGAATACGACTCCCGCGCTCAACCAGCGTCTTACCAAACGCGCCAGGATGGATAATGTCGTCACCATCATCAATAATGCCGAATACGTTCACAATCGCCGTGACAATACCTTCAGATTCGTCGATATTGGTCACGGTTGCCGGGAATGCCTTGTGCTCCGCCGGGCCAGTTGTTGCTGCTTTAGTTTCTTCCGGTCCTATGCGCCGCCGCCGTCCGCGCGGCTTCTCTTCTGGCTCATCTACGGGCGCGGTTTCCTCGACAGACTCCGGCTCTTCTTCTGGCGCGGGCGGCTCCAATTCCAGTATGGGCGGTTGCTCTGGTTGTGTCAACGCCGTCATGATCGCCGGGTACACCAGCGGATTACCGTTATCACGCACGATGTAGTACACGGCGTCTTTGATCCGGCTCAGTGACACGGCGTAGACTTTCGCACTGTTAAAATCGCGGTACTGGTCAATCAAGGCTTTGACGCCGTTAGCAATCTGGAATACGTTATACATAGTCATATCCTCACATATACATCAGCACAGAGCACCGGCAGTCAGCCACTTCAGACAGCGGCGCTCCGAGTGTCATATCATGCGGGTGTAACATTCTGCTATCACCAACGATAAATGGCTCATTCACCTTGACGCGCTGCCCATTGGCGGCGGCGTGACTGGGACGGACACGGGAATCCAGCGTAGAAATCCAAGATTTCTCACGCGCCCCCCACTTCGTCCCTAAGTTGTAATATCCCGTGTTATAGCTCCGCATCGTCTCCGTGCGCGCGATTAACTCGCGCCTCCAGGCGGGCATACGCTGTTTGAGCCACGCTAAATCCTCTGGCGTGAGATCGCCGTTCATCCACTGGTCAAACACCTGCCCTAAGCGGTTCTCAAGTTCACTGGCGCTCCACCCTTCCGCCACCGCCTGAGCGATAATATCCTTAACCGTCTCGGCAGAAGTATCGCTAATAGCTTGGCTGAATTGCAGCACGTAATCCTGAAACCATGCTTCCGCCTCAATGTTGCGCACATCAAACTGCACACCCAGCGCAGCGGCCCATTCACCCGCGTTATCGGTGATCAACCCCTTTACCAGCGGGATAAAGGCTTCACGCCACTTCTCAGGGCTGGCGTTTTTGAGGTAGCCCAGAATATCATCGGTCAGCGGTTCCCAAGCAATCGTCGCCTTGCGTCGGTAGGCCGCTTTCTGTGCGCCGGCAATCATGGCCTGGATTTCACGCTTATCCTGTTCGAATAGGCCGGCGGCGGTATCTCCAAAGCGCTCTAAATAGGCTTCTGTAGCCTCTGTCGCACGCTGTACAGCCTTTGTTTCTGTCGTCAGGCGTAATCCCTTTGGCGGTACGAGTTTGGGCGTTGGCGGGGTTTCTGGGAACGCAGCGGGCGCGGGCGCATAGGGCACGTCCACACCGGGATAATCCGCCACCGACAAGCCGACCGTATTGAAGGCCACGCGCGGCGGCACACCGCGATCAATCAAGTTACCTGCTGCCTCAGATAACAGCTTAATATCCTTACGCAGCGCGGGAACCTCAGTGTAGTCATAGGCCACAAACGCATTATCGGCCTTCAAATAATATTGGAATTCGTTCTCAAATAACCGTCGCTCAGGGAGTAAGGTGTCTTCCCAACACGCTTGACGGGCTTCTTTGTGATTACTAAACGTGCTACGCTCCAGGCCGGATCGCGTACCAATCAGGATCGGCGGCACGCCCAGCGGTCCTAAAATGCGGGTTTCATTTCGCTCGTCGATACTGTCAAACCCCATCTCCTCAAAGGACGGGTTAACCCTTGCGACCTTGCAACCGCTCGATAACACCGCCACTTTGGACCAGTTATCTACCCCGCCATAGACTTCCTCGAACCGCTCACGCACGGCGGCCATTTCGTCAGCATCCATCGGGACATCGAATGACACCACATTTTGAAA